CAGGGTTTGCTGTTGATAATGTATTGCGGTATCACCTAGAAGGTGTTCACGCATATTCATTAGATTATGGTAACCAGGAAAACTTTGACATCAACGGCTATCAAATTATAGATTTGATGGTAGAAGGAACATTCCTAACAGCACTGTCCCCTACAATAAATTACGAATTTCGAATTGATATAGACGATCGTGTTATTAACCATCCAGTCCTGAAAGTAACTCCGACGATTGATATAACACAAGCCAACATCCAATTGGACCACACTGACGATCTAACGATTACCATTAATGGTTCAGATGCTGTTACTTACGACGACCTGATTTCTGAGCTAAACAAACAACTATCACTCATAGACAACCCACCACAAGTTGCGGGAATACCAAACGCTGGTGCTTATTATATCAACAACAATCAATTACTTCAATGGAACGGTGCCGAGCATGTTCAATTGGATGTTATAATTCAACCAACCGACCCAACGATCACAGCTATAAATGCCTTGTGGCATGACGTAGATGATCATCTCCTATACAAATATGATGGCACCAACCAGGTTGTTCAAACAAACGTTGTTGATTTCCTTAGACCACCAACTGAACCAACATGCGATGATTTTTGGAGAAGTGCTACAGATGTGTATCGTTGGAATGGAACTGTATGGGAACTAAAGACTCTCCGAGACCAAGCCACAGATCCATCACTACCACCAACTATGACCTGCCCGTTTTACTGGTACGACGAAGTCTCAATGTACCTGTATGAATGGAGTGAGGAAATAAGCGGGTGGAACATTGTTGATCCTATAATGTGGCCCACCGATCCAACAATAGTCGTATTAGATGATTATTGGTACGACACAGAAACAAGTTTGGTAATGCAGTGGGACACTGTTACCTGGGTTGACACTGGTGCTACTATTGCATCAACCGCCCCAGGATTTCCGATGGATGGTGCCCTTTGGTATGACATCGACACTGAGGAATTATTCAAATACAATAGCATTACATCAACATGGGACTTACAGATATTCAAAGTTGCACCATTTGAACCAAACAATCCACCATCAGCAGGTATATGGTGGGATACTACCCTTAATCAAATAAATGTTTGGGATATTACAACCACTAGTTGGGACACAGCGCCTGTGTTTGTGGACTCAGCTACCGATCCATCATTACCCCCAACGTTAACTGCTAATGAGGATATTTGGGACAGTGGTAATATATTGTATAATTGGGACGGAGCGGGGTGGGTTCAAATCAACTACATGGAATACCCAACCGACCCAACTCTACCAAATATTAACGATTACTGGTACAACACAGTTGATGCATTGTTCTACCAATGGGACGGCACGCTTTGGAATGTAGTGACGTTAACAGAATCAAACGAGGATCCATACGCACCAATTGCGGGTGATTATTGGTATGATGGTACAACACTATTCCAATGGAGTGGCGTTGCCTGGGTTGGATTGTTGTTTGCAGTTACACCCTATACTCCAACCAATGGTGATCGATACTTTGACACTGTGTTGAATCAATTATTTGAATGGCAGGATCTCTGGGTTCAAACGTTTGGTTTAGTTGTTGCTGGTTTATATAAAGGCAACTTACGTTTTAGTAGTAGAAAACTTGGATCTTCATCGGCGGTGGCTGTTAATGAATTCAATGTAGTAAACCCACTATTCAGTTCGTTGGGATCGCTTGGAACCCCACTTGTTCTAAACCCACTTGTTCTTGGTTTAGATGGAGTGGACCCACAACCAACATATATGCAGATAGGGGTGGGGAATGATGGTTCGCCTGATGAGCGCCGTGAACTTATTGACAGCATCAGAGCACAGTTAGGGTATCCAGTTGTTGATGTTGAATTAACAAAATATCAATGGGACCAATGCGTTAACAGAGCGATTGAAGAATTACGTGCAAGAAGCTCATCTGCATATCGTCGTGCATACTTTTTTATGGACATGTTGCCAGGGCAACAAACCTATAGCCTGACAGATGAAACAGTTGGGTTTCATAAAATTGTTTCGATAATGGATGTCTATCGTACCCAATCATCATTTCTTGGTAATGCTGCGGGTCAGGGAGTCTATGGCCAACTACTGTTACAACATTTGTACCAATTGGGTACATTTGATTTAGTTAGTTATTACATGGTAAACGAATATGTCGAAACCATGGGACAGTTATTTGCGTCTGGAATTCAATATCATTGGTATGAAGATACCCGTGAAATACTTATTCTCCAGACTATGTGGACACATGAACGTATACTACTTGATGTGGTCGTTGAAAGGTCCGAACAAGAATTAATTAAAGATCGGTATTTGAAGAATTGGATTGAACGGTGGGCCTCTGCAGAAGCTAGGCAAATTCTATCAGAAATACGAGGTAAGTATGTAGGGTTGCCAGGTGCGGGTGGGGGGGTATCTCTTAATGCACAAGATTTGATTGCAAAATCGGTAGAGGACAAGGCTGAATGTCTACAGATGATTGAAGACTACGTTGCAGACAACAAAGAAAATATTGGGATGAGCGCTGATTTCTTAATAGGATAATAACTCCTTGAGTTAAATCGGAAAATTATATCTCAAGAATCAACTACGCACAAGCATTATACGGAAAACATAAATAATATATTAACCTTAACGGAGAATGAACAATGAAAAGAGATAGATTAATGGAACTGGCCGGCATTCGACTCACAGAAGGTGTTGAGGGACTATCTAGTCAAATTTTTAAAATGGCGGAAAAAGCCGCTTATGATGAATCATCTAATGGGAAACGATCTGTTACAGGGGATCAGATTATGTCTATAGCGAAAGGAATTATGTCCGAGATTACAGTCGAAGTAACCGACTTAATTAAACAGAAGCACATGGGAAAATAAATGGCTTGTGATGATCGAACCGGTTGTCCCACAGACGATAAAGATTGCAAGTCTGCTTGGGATATCACAGAATCTAATGAGTGCTTCATTGACAACTACGTTAACGAAGCCTTGGAGATCGCTGGTGCCAAAGTAAATGTTTTCAAATTGCTTGGCGTTCATGAGCAACAGAAGTTAATAGATCAAGTTGGATTCGGTGAACCCCTCACAAGCGGTTCACCGAATGCCTTCCCACCAATAAATGCCTTTACAAGTAATAACTTGGAGTGGAGATCTTTTGGTAAGGGGAGTGAAGTAGTTAATTCTGTCTTTATAGGATACGATTTTGGGACATTAAAATTGGATAATGGACGAGCGCGATATGGGATAGATGCTCCGATCCACCAGCACATTACAACAATCATTATCAAACAGAGTGTTAACAGTAGTAACAGAGTTACAAAAGCACGGATCGAACGTTCCAATGACAACATACAATGGTATGGCGCTGGTATTGTAGAGTTACCAAACGATAATAATGAAAACCAAATCAGTTTTAAGCGTTCCGTTCCTTCTCGTTATTGGAGGATCCGCCCATTGGAGTTTTCAGGTGGTGCCGCAGATTCTTGGAATGTCGAGCGCTTACAGTTAATCCATTATAACGACACACAACTGGATAACTTTGATGAAGACTACATCTTTATGGAAACACGCAACCGTGATTATGCTAAGGATACAATACTACTAAAGGGTCAATATGATTTGATTGATGTCCAGGCAGAAATTTCACGTTGGGGAATGGACGTCCCCTCTCAAGAACTTTACATACAAATTGGATTCACCTCGGCAGTTAATGCATTGGGACGCCCAGTCATTATTGGTGATATTTTAGAGCTTCCAAGTGAAACTCAATACGATCCTAATATGAATCCTGTTAAAAAATATTTAGAAGTGACGGATGTCGGTTGGAGCACTGAAGGATATACACCTGGTTGGACACCCTCCATGCTACGAGTAGTGGCAAAACCAGCACTCGCCTCACAAGAAACACAGGATGTTTTTGGTGACTTTGCCCCTACGATTGGAACAGATGGTTTCTTAGAAATTAACCGTGAAAAATATCAAGACGTATCCAACTCTGCTCCTCATATTACAGCAGAAGCAAAAACTCAAGTTCCAGAAAGGGGATCAGATATTGCAGATATAGCAGAAATCCCTGCCGACACAATAGTGAATAATCTGAACGCGACAGGAACTGATTTAAACCAATTGAATTTAAACCCAAACGGGCTATACATGGAGGACGCATTGCCACCTAATGGAGAGCCATATACAATCGGAGATCTTCTCCCAACCATACATAACGATGGTGATTATCATAGACTAACATATAGTGGACTGGCGGAAGACGTGCCCCCTAGATTGTATCGTTGGTCAACAGTCAAGAATAGGTGGTTGTACTTGGAAACAGATAGACGGTTCGAATATAATAAAACAAAACCCACACTTCAAGAGTATTTGAAGAATGGTGTTCCGTTGGGAGATATTAAAAAATAATGTTTTACTACGATGAGCAACACAAACAGTACCTACTCCAATTCGCTGCTATTTTTTCTGAAATGTTTGTTAAAATAGGAGCTAATGAAGATAGGGAAGAAAGACTAATTCCAGTTGAAATTCATTATGGATCTAAAGACAGAGCTGCTCATGCAATATTAGCTGGCAACACACAAAACAAGCCGGTTCGACTGCCTAATATGAGCATGTACATTAGTAGTATAGATCTAGCACCAGAACGTAGGAAAGGTGTTGGTATAGCTGATAGACACACACACTTACCACGCGGCGGCTTGCTTCCAGATGATGTACAGGTTGTTCACCGATTAATGCCTGTCCCATATAATATGAGCATTGAACTCGCTATCTTTACAAGTAACCAAGACCAGCACATGCAAATCCTCGAACAAATATTAATGTTATTTGATCCCACCCTGCAAATTCAACTTTCTGATAGTCCCTTCGATTGGAAGAAGATTACTCAAGTTGAACTGCAAGCAATTCGGTTTGATGAAAATTATCCAATAGGAACAGATCGTAGAATGATTCAGACTTCTCTTGATTTTAAGGTTCCAATTTATATTGCTCCACCAGCCCAAATAAAGCAGGATTATGTTGAGAAAATAAAAATGCGTATTAGCGCAACCGATTTGAGTACGTCACTAGCTGATATTGTTACGGAATTTGATGAACTGGGGATTGAATATACTACAGTAGTGTCAACAGACGACTTAGTGTGATTGCCATACCCATACATCATTACCACAATCCCAGACTCGATCGTAACCATTAATAACCATATTTTGCCACTCTGTCAACTGTGTGTTAAATTTACCAAGTAACTTTCTCAATTTATGTTTTTGAAACTTAATACGGGGATATGTGTTGAAGCAATCAGAAGGAAGGAAATATCGATAATTTGGGGGTGAGGTGTGAGAATAGTCAAATCCTAAATTATAATATAACTTTCCTGTATTCCACCGTTTGTCGCTATACGATATCACTGATGTTGGATTATGCTCCTTCACAAAATGGGTGAATAACTTCGACGCACCGCCAATAACAGACACTCCAACCTTGTTAGCAAATCGAAGCAATTCCCATTCAATTTTTTTATTGTATCTGGATTTTCCAAACGTCATACACGCTATCATCACTCCGTCTCGATATAGCCCGTATCTAACCGATGCCGCACACGCCCCTTGAATATGGTTTTGATTAAAGAATTCTGATGCATCCGGGCCAACCACTTCCCTTATAATAGTCTTCCTTGCACCAACTGTTTTACTGACCCCAAGCTTTGCAGCAATTCTGGATTTGACGATATTGTGCTGTGTTACCCATTCTTTGTCAGTAATGTGTATTAACTGATATCCCATCCTCTCAGCCTGCTTTGTTTTGTTGATATGATATTGTTTATCCTTACCCCTCAATTGTGAATGCCAGTATGTTCCATTTACTTCAAACGCAATTTTCTTATCAGGAAGTACTATATCTAATTCGAGTGGTTTTATTAAGGTTCTATCATTTGTGTTAATTTCTTGTGTGTATATTGTTGAAATATACTCAACAATATCTCGCTCGATCTGACTACCGGTGTGAGTTAAAACTTCTATATCATGTTTCTTGAAGTACAAACTCACAGTACTGTGGCTGACATCCAATTGGTGTGCAATATCAGTAAGAGTTTTTCTATTGTCTCTATGTTCCACTTGCAACCATACCCTGTTGTTAAGCAACTCCAAACTATCAGGTGATATTAGCAACTGGTTATAATATTGCACCCCATACGTCTCCGCTACAAACGCCCTTCTATTGCTGGTAGCTGTGTCCAACATTTCTTTGTCCTGCAATGCATGTTCTACACCATACTTTTTAACCATTGTGGATGTGAATTTTTTTCTAATAATAGCATCCTGCAATGCATGCTCTACACCATGGAATTTTTTCATTGTGTCTGTAAATTTTTTTCTAATGATAGGATCCTGCAGTGCGTGTCCAACACCATATTTTTCAACGATTGAATTTCTAGCCTTTAGTTGAAATTTATTTAGATTGAACGGATTTTCCACTCCATACTTACGTAGATTTGTTTGTTTGACTTTGTGTTGTATCTCTGATGATAATAATGGATTTTCAACTCCATAACGTGCTAAGTTCGTTTGTTTGACTTTGTGTTGTATCTCTGATGATAATAATGGATTTTCCACTCCATAACGTGCTAAGTTCGTTTGTTTGACTTTGTGTTGTATCTCTGATGATAATAATGGATTTTCAACTCCATAACGTGCCAAGTTCGTTTGTTTGACTTTCTCTTTAATTTCATCAGATTGCACCACGTGAATGTTTCCATATCGCTCCAAGTTAGTCGCACTCCGTTTAGCGACCACATTTTTGTCTTTTCCGAAACATTTAGACTTGCAGAATTTAGAGTACGTATTGATAAACCTTCCACTAGCACGCATTTTTAATGGACCACCACAAGTTAGACATGTGGGAATGGCTGTGATGTTTTGAAGGAGATGTTGCAACCTAATAACCAACCCTGTGTTCCGTGGAAGAAAACTTGTTAAGTCCAATACGGTTTGAATGATTCCGGGGTATTTTCGCAATATAACTCTACTTTGGCGATTTAGGCCACCCGCTTCAGTAAATACATTAATCGCTTTTAATTCACGTATACCGTGTTCCCACAAAATATCATTTTTACCCACTGATTTTCCTCCAACTGTTCCACTATTTATGTTCTTTGTGAAAGGGAACCCCTCATAAATATCTATAGATGTATATTACATCCCTAACAACAACACTACAAGGAAATTGACAACATGGCTAATTTAGTATCAGCAGGTGTATCAGTCACCATCACTGATGAGAGTTTCTTCATACCAGCTGCGGCCCCTACAGTACCTTTAATTTTTCTTGCTACTGCTGAAGAAAAGACACAACCAGATGGTGTGTCTCCAGCCACTGGAACGTTTGAATATAACGTGGTTCGTACCGTGACAACACTACAACAAAGCCTAGAACTGTTTGGGACACCCCGCTTCCTGGAAGATTTCCAAGGCAACCAACTTCACGGTGATGCCCGAAACGAATACGGACTTTTTGCTCTTAACCAATTTTTAGGAGCTGGTAACAGAGCGTTTGCCATTCGCTCGAACGTCAATCTCAACGATGACTTGGATGATATACGTGTATCATGGGGTGCTAAAATGCTTAATGCAGGTTTCATTCTCGAAAACCTAGTTACTGCGTTTATGGATGAATATAATATTGCAAATGGTTTGATTCCATCAACTACTGGCTTCAAGACAACTGTGACGGCTTCGGAGTTACTTTCCTTGGCTCGTGAAGCAACATCAGATATTTGGGACAGTTTCACATTTTCGAACATAATGACAGATTTCTTTGATGACAACACCAATCCATCCGTTTCTACCTCTGGCAAACAAACTATTGATGTTGGTGGGAACATTTCGTCAATCCCAGCAACTGCTGGTTACCAGATTGCAAACTTCACACCAGCATTGACGGGTGCCACGGTTCACGGATTGACCACTGGCAACTTTAATTTTGACATTACGGTTGATGGTACTGCAACACAAAATATTGTAGTGGGAGTAACGACAGGTGGAACGATTGCTGATTTAATGACAGCGATCACCGTCACAGGTGCAACTCTTACACTGGACAGTAATGGTGACTTACTTTTCACTAGTGATTCACTCGGAAGTGCCTCAACAATTTTACTTGCTGATGTAGGCGGTGCTCCCCTATTCGCAGCGTTAACAACAGCAGGGAACATTAACGTTCTTGATGCTGCAGTTGTTGGTGTTGATGTAATCGCTGGTGGTTCTGCTACAGGTTTAGCAAACGATGCTACAATCTATAACGCAACAATTAACGTTGACGGAACAAACCACACTATCGCAATTACTGGTAGTGCTGCACAAACATACGTTGCTCTGATTGCTCAAATAGATATTGATTTGATTGGTACAGCAGTCGCATCAGTAGTTGCAGGTAACTTACAAATCACTTCAGTAGCAATAGGATCTGGGTCAACAGTATTGATTACAGACGGCGCAACTGACCCTGTATTTGGTAGCTTAACAGGCTTCCTTGCGGTTGGTTCTTCAATTCCAGGCATTAACGCTGATGCCTTGATGCCCATTTATGAAAACGGTTACTCCCTTGCATCAACTGGTGATTACTTCGGTTTTGATGGAATGGTTGCTGATTGTGTTGCACAACTCTTTTGTCCTACAACCGCGCTTGAATTTACAGCGTTGGAATCTAAAGATGTATTACTTGAAGCATCTGACTTATTCCAATTCACAGTTGAGTTCTTAAATAAAACAAGCCTTGGTGCAAACGATGCAGCCCGGCGTGTAGCGATTGTTGCTGCTCTTCAAGCATCAATCAACTCTAATACGGATATTAGATCCGAATCAATCGAATTTAACTTAATCCTATGCCCTGGATATTTTGAGACTGCAGATGAGATGAAAGCGCTCTCCGATGATATTGAACAGGAAGCGTTGGTAATTGCTGATACACCAATGAATATGAACGCTGATGATGTTGTTACGTGGGCAGATACCGACTCAACCCGACAACGGGGCGAAAACCTTGCATATTATTACCCACATGGGTTGGCTTCAAACCTCGACGGAACAAACGTGTTTATTGCATCAAGTGGTATTGCACTACGAACAATCACCTTTAGTGATAATGTAAGTGATGTTTGGTTTGCCCCAGCAGGAACACGACGAGGCTTGGTATCGGGCGTCACTGCTGTAGGTTATGTGACCGGTACACTCGGCACCGCAACTACTTTTGTGGAAATTGCGTTGAATCAAGGTCAACGAGACAACCTCTACAAGTACACAACTAATCTTAACCCAATTGTGTTCTTCCCAGGAAGGGGCATTCTTGTATGGGGACAGAAGACCTCTGCTCCTGCAGCAAGCGCTCGAGACCGTATTAATGTCGAACGTATGTTAATGTTCATCAAGCGTCAACTACGCAAGAACTCCTTGCCATTCTTGTTCCAACCAAACGACCAATTAACTCGCAACAATTTGAAAGCCGCAGTCGATGGGTTCCTTGGCGACATAATGGTTAAACGTGGTTTGTTCGATTATGCGACCGTCAGTGATGAATCGAATAACACCCCAGCCCGAATTGATCGGAATGAGTTGTACATCGATGTTGCATTGAAGCCAACAAAGGCTGCTGAATTCTTGTATATCCCAATTCGTGTGGTCGCAACTGGCGCTGAATTGTTTTAAAGCAACCTCGTTATAGATTAATATAAATACCTCCATAATAATGTGGAGGTATTTTTATGGAACAAACAATCCAATGCCAAATCTGTAAACGGGAATTCAAACAACTAACTGCCTCCCACCTCAAACACCACCAACTTTCAATCACTGAATATAAAAATATGTTTCCTGAAGCACAGATTGCTTCGCCCGAAAGCAAACAACGGAGACAACTTGGAGCCAATGAAGGAAATAAGACTAGGGTAGGCGTTCCGAGAACTCAATCAACAAAAGAAAAAATTAGAAACTCGCGGAAACTAAACCCAGCCCCTGCTTGGAACAAGGGTGTCCCAATGACAGAAGAACAGAAGGAACACTTATCGGAAACCATGAAAAAACAATATGATTCTGGTGAGAGAATTCATCACAATTTAGGTAAACAAACATCTACTGAAACCAAAGCGAAGATAAGAGCATCAAGTTTAGGTAGGGTTGTATCGATAGAATCATTACAAAAAAGACAAATTACACTAGAACAAAAACGATTGGATGGTTGGATTCACCCATCAACATTGCGTAAGGGTAAGCCTCTAAATCTATCAGTAGAATCAAGACAAAAAATCAAAAACACTGCAATCAAATCAAATCATACTCGAATACAAGCAAAACAAACGAGGGTTTATGATTATTTAAAACAATATAACATACGATTAGAGTCTGTATCAGATAGTGGTTATTTGTTGACCGTCCAATGTTTAACGTGTAATAATATGTTTACAAGAACTGCTAGCGTGTTTACACCATATAGATATGAACAGTATAGTGGTCAGTACTGTCCTACTTGTTACCCCAGAGTTAATGGAATATACACAAAGGAATTTTTTCTGAACAACCCGCAGTATAAACAAAAGAAGGCTACGTTATATGTAGTTACAGGATATAACGAAACAGAATCGTTTGTGAAGGTTGGGATAACAACAAGAACAACCGCGTTAAGATTGATGTCAGAATCTGTATACCAATTTGATATATTAGCAGAGTATGAATTAGAATTATTCAATGCCTTTCAGATGGAACAATTCATATTAGACCACTTTAAAGAGTTCCAATATGTTCCTCAAAATAAATTTGGTGGATTTACAGAATGTTTAACAATTGATACTCTCCCCTCAATATTAGAATTGTTATGACATTAAAAGAACGACTACATCAACAGAACATTTTTTTGAAAGATAATCGAGGATTAAACCCCAAATATCTATGTTTGTTGTCCAAAGACCCCCAATTGATCGAACAAATTATATTAGCGACTGAATTTATCACCAAACCTTTTATTGATTCCACTAGAGAACGGCTATATTGCATTCTGAATAACACAATCCCACCATTGTGTGTTTGTGGTAATCAAATTACGTTTACTAAAACCGGAAAACACCGCAATACATATCATCACACCTTTTGTAGTTTACATTGTTCTAATAATGCTTCTTCTGTAAAAGAAAAGAAGTGTCTAACCACTATCAATAACTATGGCGTATCCAACCCTAGCAAATCTGATGCCATCAAACAAAAGAAAATTAGTACATCACATGCACGCTTCGGGTCTGATTACCCTTGGCAAGCTAACATTCGAATGGATTGGTTAACAGATCCAAAGTGGCTACACACCCAACACCACATACTACAATTGACCCTTACGGAGATTGGAGTGTTGGTCAATGCTGATGTTAGTGTTGTATCCAGTTACTTTGAAAAATATCATATCGAAAAATTACACTTCACTAAATCAAAAGGTGAAAACGAGGTTAACGAATTTATCAATGATTTGGGGCTATCTACTGTTTGCAGTGATCGATCGTTAATATCACCACTAGAACTAGATATCTTTATTCCATCACATAATATCGCTATTGAATATTGTGGGGTGTATTGGCACTCGGAACAATTAGGAAAAGATAGACATTATCACAAGAAAAAACATGATTTATGCAAGCAACAAGGGATTCAACTGATAACATTATTTGAGGATGAGTGGTTAGAGCGAAACACACCAGTGAAACTAAAACTTAAAACTCTTCTTGGTGTCAACAGCCAACAGCGGATCTTTGCCAGGAAAACCAATATTATTCCAGTGTCGCACAGTCAGAAGAAACAGTTCTTTGATATCAATCACATTCAAGGTAACGGACCTGGTAGTATTAACATAGGGTTGCAACACGATAGTCTTTTAGTAGCGTGCATGTCATTTATTAAGAAATCAAATGGCTTTTACTATCTCAATCGCTATGCAACATCAGCACATGTGATTGGTGGGTTTACAAAACTTCTAACTTATTTCCAACAGAACCACAGGTGGGTTGAGATTGTGTCTTTTGCTGATCAACGTTGGAGCACTGGAAATCTATATAGACGCGCTGGGTGGTTACAGGATAAAATTATTCCACCTGATTATAGTTACTCCGCTGATGGGTTGCATAGAGTGCATAAATTTAATTATCGGCGTTCAAAGTTATCAAAAAAACTATCTATATACGACCCAAAGTTATCAGAACGAGAAAATTGTCATAACAATAAGTTGCTTCGAATTTGGGATTGTGGAAAAATTAGATTTAAACTAACCAACAATATCGTGTAGGAGTTAATGACATTCTCACGCAAAAAAAGGGGGCTCAAAACGAGCCCCCTTTTTCATTCAGGTTAAGGTGTTGGGACAATGTTCTGTTCAGCAAAACGCTTTAACATTTGGGTGTTAAAACCGTCCTCAGTGGCAAGGGCGGCGCAGGATTTGAGATACTTCTGATAAAGAATCGATATGTTACAGAAGCAACCGTCAATTTGATCCATTTGGTCATCTAACATTAAACCGGATTTTGCCACTACAGCAGCAGTTGATACACCCCCCGCCTTATACAATATAGCCGCCATGACAACCATCTCGTTTCGGTAACCGATTATCCGTGCAACTTGGTCTATAGACTTTTTCTCCTTGGAAATTCCCTTACCTTCATAATAATTGATAGTCACATCAGTCATTATTTTCTGAAACACAGCACACTGCATGGCATCATCTCCCAAATTCACAAATGCAATCCGCGCTCGATCCGCCTGGTCACTGTCAGCAAACGAAGAACTGGATACTACCATCAGCATAATTCCGATTAACAATAAAACCTTTTTCATAACTAAATTTCCTATTTTAAGTGTGTTGAAGAATGATCGATTCGTATTTTCCCAACCGATAAGTGATTATCACTTAGGGTCAAATCAAAGTCAACGATAGGGTAATAATAATTTGCTTCGAGTTTGGGATTATCATCCCAATCCCAAATTCTCTCCCGGAGAAGTACCAAGAAAACATACACGTATCAGATGTCAACGCTACAACACTTGCGAGAGTTGGACGAGTGTACGAACACCTTGGTGCTGTTGGTGCTATTGATGCTGAACTCACGGAGGAATCCATGCAGAATATCACGATAATCATCCGTGCTTTTGACTTCAAGGTACTTAAGTCAGTCGAGATTGAAAAATAACTTAAATCTCCCAAACCCACAGTGCATGCCCACAACCCCAAATCCGATCATACCCATGGGCTTGCATATTTTCCCATTCAGTCAACTGTGGGTTGAAGTTTGGTAACTGTGAGGCCAATTTATGTTTTTGAAATTTGTTACGAGAAAATAAAATTGTTGTGTCGCCATTCCGCAAAAAATAATGGTAATCTGGAGTTGAGTTGTGTATGTGTTTGAACCCCGCGTTTCCGTAAGAACCTAACCCCCATTTCAAATCCGCATATGTACCAATACTTTTGACAGGGTTCAATCTCACAAACGTTTTAACTAATTTACTCATCGCACCAACTACAACGGTATTCTGTCGTACACAAAAACGAACCATTTCATATTGATACTGTTTTGAAAACCGGGCACGTGAAAAGGTCATAACCACAACCAGCTCTCCTTCGTGGTAGAGTCCATAATTACACGACGCTGAATGTGATCCCTGTAAATGGTGACTGTCACAAAAGCCGTTAGCCTCTTTAACGCTAATCTCTCTCGCCTCACACTTTCTACCATAAAACCGATATTTGGGTTCAGACAAGAGATAGCTCAGCCGAGATTCTACTATTGACTTTTTCGTTCTCCAGTCACTATCTGATATTTGGATTAACTGAATCCCCTTATTCCGACACATTAACATCTTTTGTTGGTGGTACTTGTTATCTCGCCCTGATAACTGGCTGTGCCAGAATGTTCCGTTAACCTCAATTGCAATCTTTATTTCTGGGATGAAAATATCTACATGGTACGGTGCAATCACTGTAGCACAATCTGTTTTAATAGATTTATCAGGAATTAACTCCTGCACAAATTTTGTGATATCAGATTGCATAGTCGACATGGTATTCCGTTTGGTATGGAGATCCAATCGATTGAATATTTTTGAGACTGTTGGTTGAGCACACCCCACCACATCACCTATTGCTTGTTGTGTTAGATTACGATCAATCAAAGTTTTAAAGGAACTTACCTCCTCAACAGAAAATTTTCTCGTTTGTTTTAATTTCTTACCCTCAATAACAGCGGGTATTTGTGATACATTGTTGACATTGTATCTCAGTCGAACTGTATTTGCCGCTTTGTGTTGAATGTTTGTGGAACCGAACGGAGATGGTGACCCGTATCGAGAAATATTTGTCTCTCTTTTCTTATGCTGCACGCCTCCATCCTTATATGCACATGTTGAGGAACAAAAGGTGGAATACTTAAACAACTGTGTTCTCCATGAAAGTTTCTTACCACACGTACACAATGGTAATGATTGGGTGTTGTGTATTACATGCCAAGCTCGTTGCATTGTGGTGGCTTTCGTTAAAAAACTTGTTGCGTCAGTTAGTTGTAACCGTTCTGATTTGGATAGTGTCAATCCTGGTTTTTTTGCCTGTCCAATTAGACCAAATACCCTTTTACAGATATCAATCAAGATGTTATTGGGTTTTTTCAATGTTTTGGCCCCATATCTATAAATACCACTAAGACATATTTTGCGTTAGATCGTTTATCTTACAGGAGTATTTATAGAATGGCTACGATTAATGACATTGGTATCCCAGGACTTGATGGTGCTGGTATCCTACAACCGAAGATGCGCAATAGATGGCGCGTCACGTTTGCTAATATGGGCGGTGGTGTAGACTCCCAGCCCGTTTCGGTGCAAGCGGTGACAGTAACACGACCAACATTATCATTCGAAGAAGTTGAATTACATCGTTACAACTCTCGTGCGTGGGTTGCTGGTAAACATATGTGGGAACCTGTTACGTTGACACTTGAAGATGATTTAACAAGTGGGGCAACTCGTGTGATACAAGAACAACTACAAAAACAACAGTTCTTGATTGGTGTTGAAGGACAATTTCTTGCAGCCGCGGCTGAAGGTTCAATTTACAAATTCGTTACATATCTTGATATGTTAGATGGTAATGATACAGTTGTTGAAAAGTGGACAATGGAAGGTTGCTGGTTACAAAATGTTGATTGGACAGAATTAGATTACTCAGCAAGTGAGGCAGTTCAAATAACCACAACTGTTCGGTACGACCACGCCCGCCAGGATATCACTGGTTACAACGCCGGTCAGGGTGTTGGTACAGGCGGTGCTGGAGCGTAATCTTCGAGACAGCCAGTGATAGAGAAGCTCGTTTATAACGGGCTTTTTCTTTGTGTGACAGTAATAAATACATATAATCGGAGAATTTAATGGCTGTCGACCCTCGAACATTTACAATATCTTGCCCTGAAAGAAACGCAACACCCAACGATAAGTTTACGGCTTTTGATGCTTTATCTAAAGTAACAGATTTAGAGATTAATAATAAAGTCGTTAGTGGACTTCGTAACATAGTCAAAATTGGCAACACAGCTCAGGCTGGTTCTATTGTTGGGGATGGTGTTACGTGGGTGTTTGATAAAATGGGAATGAGTTATCAGTTGACTAATTCAACCCTAAGAGACTTTAATCCTGGTGTAGCCAACCGTGCAATTGGTGCCGCAAAGCAAGTTGCTGAAAAAGTAAAACAAGGTGATTTTCAGCTAGAAGATATTCCACAATTTGTAGGTGATTTTCAAAACCTGGAAAAGTTATTAGGTGGAATTTACACACCGGATAAAGTTAAAAAACCAGCTGTTGAGATATGCCACGCCACTCACTATGCAAAGGATCTAATCGAATTTGCACCTAAGTTCAAATTCCATTTCGTTGTTGAGTTTGTAATGCGGCCAGGATATGAAAACTTTTTGGGTGATATCAAACCAGCTGCCTTTTGTAAACAATTTCAGTTACCTACACCTACATTCCACTACGAAGATGTTAACATGTATAACTTTAGAACAAAAGTTTTAACACATGTTACATATCCACCAGCCCAAATGATATTTTACGATGATGGGTATAACCAGGTGATGAAATTCTTTACCCAATATTTGAAAGAAATAAGTCCAATCGCCAATTTAGAAGATCCTGCCGCATTTGAAGATAACGGAATGAACTTTAAGGAGAATGCACATTCTGGTTCCATGCGTCCACCGAGAAACGGGATACGCACTCCAAGACGAAACGAGTTTGGGGGTCTAAGTGGCGAAGGAGGGTTTGATGAAATAGCTAACAAAACAGTGATAAGCCAAATTCGTGTGTATCAGATATATCACAGTGGGTACAAATTTAATATGTATCAATTCTTTAATCCCAGAATTAATGAATTCCAGTTGGATCAATTGGACATGGAAGATAATCAAACTACAGCGATTAACATCGACTTTAACTATGACAGTTTATTAATTACAAACAATTTATCGTTTGAGGAAAAAGAAGACATGTTATCAGCAGCCAGTGAGTTGGGTGAATCTAGTCTACGTTTTGTATCTGGTTCTGATGTTGGTGTCCCTGTTGGCGCAACCGACCTTGATATTGAAAAGTATGAAGACGAGGCAAAACAATCACTCCTTGCACGTGGACAGGAATTCCTGGGTGGAATTTTCGGAACGTAATGGCATACAAGTTCAAACAAGGATACTACACGCCAAAAAATCCGGAGAAGTATAAGGGTAACTTGGCTAAGATTGTGTATAGATCGTCTTGGGAGCAAACGTTTAACAGTTTTTTAGATAACAACCCTAACGTATTGGGGTGGGCATCTGAAGAAATCGTGATCCCGTACATTAAACCAACTGATAACAAAGTTCATCGTTATTTTCCTGATTATTGGATGATGTACCAAAATAAAGATGGTGATATTATCCAAGAGATTATTGAAGTTAAACCCTCAATACAGGTTCGTAAGCCCCGCAGTAGAAAGCCCAAGACTCGATTAATTGAAGACGTTACTTATGCTATTAACAACGCAAAGTGGGAAGCTGCGACAAAATGGTGTGAAGCACGTGGGATGTTATTTAGAATATTAACCGAGAAAGACCTGTTTAAGTGAATGATCACACTTGACATCAGTAAATATGAACCCCATATATAAATTATATGTAAACGATGTTTAATTATTGTTCACCACAAAAACTTCGGAAAAGGTATTAAACGTTATGGCTGAAAAAACCAAGAAAACGGTAGAGGTTGCAACAGACCACCCAATGGAAGGTATTTTGAATATCGAACAAGGAACCACCATGATTGAACAAACTCAAAGCTCGACACAACTTGTTCAACACGAAGACTATGATAATAAAGATGTTGAATTGGAAGATCAGTTTCAAGAAGTATACGATGCTGCCTTCGATGCGTTTGAGGCTCAAAATGGTGAGGCTGAATTAGTTGAGGGTAAGTATAAAGCCCGGAATGCTGAGGTTGCAGCTAACTTCCTAACCACAGCACTAAATGCAGCAAAAGAAAAAGCTGATATGAAAAAACACAAAGACAAGCTCAGTGCTTCATCTGGTGGTGCACAGACGGTGAACAATAATATTATTATCGACCGTAATGAATTATTGAAAGCACTGCTGGGTGAGGAAAAAGATGTTACTCCTGATCCCACTGACACCCCAATTGAAGGACAGTTGGACAACTGATAAGCAGTGGTTGAATTATACCAAACCACCTCATAAACATTACCTAGTGCCACCCCCCAAAACACCCATATAAATATCTCTATGGGTATGAAAAATAATCCAGGGATTAAAAGAGCAGGCGAGCTTACAGAATTTACCCCAGAACAACTACTGGAGGTGAAAAAGTGTATGGATGATCCTGTGCACTTTATAAAAACATATGCACGGATTCAACACCCAACAAGAGGCGCTATCCCATTTGCATTATACCCGTACCAAGAACGCATGATAGAAGCCTATAGGGACAATCGGTATTGTGTTGTCCTGTCCGCCCGCCAAACCGGTAAATGCTGCTCACCAAACACTCTTATCAATGTGATATTACCACCGCAGTCTGGATCATCTAATAATGTAAAACAAACAATAACAATTAGTAAGTTGCATGAATATCTATCTCCAAGCACTTGTCAAATTTATGACGAAGATACAAACGAATTAAAATTTATCGAGCAAACAAATCCCCATAATGTGTTAGTAGAAACCCCAACTGGGTATTCACCGATTAAACACTCCCATCGAACTGTACCATTTATTGTATGGAAAATACGGACGACCTCTCATATGTTGGATTGTGCTGATACTCATACAGTGATTGATGAATTTGACCAAGAAATATATGTTAACAATTTAATCACAGGTGATAGAATCAAAACAAAAACTGGAATAGAATCAATAACATCCATTGTTGAGACCAGTAATAAAGATAACATGTATGATTTAGAGTTGGAAGACACTAATCACGTTTACTACACAAATAATATTTTATCCCACAATTCAACCGTATCAGCAATATACTTGTTGTGGTATGCAATGTTCCGGTTTGATAAAACTATCCTCATTGCTGCGAATAAAAACGCCAATGCCATGGAGATGATATCACGTATCAGATATGCATATGAGAATATTCCAAATTGGTTAAAACCTGGGGTTACTGATGATGGTTGGAATAAACACAGTTTAATATTTGACAACCAATCCCGAATTCTCTCCGCTGCCACCTCTGAAAACACTGGGCGTGGATTTTCAATCTCAATGTTGTTTCTTGATGAGTTTGCATTCGTTGCTCCGAGTATTCAAGAAGAGTTTTGGACTGCAATATCTCCCACCCTAGCTACAGGTGGTAGTTGTATCATGTCCTCTACTCCTAATGGGGATGCAAACAAGTTCGCACAAATATGGAGAAGTGCTGAAGTTGGCCTGAGAACGATTACAACCAATGAAAATTTATCTGATGACGATGATGGTACAACAAAAAGTACTGAAGACATAAAACCAATCATCAAACAGGAAAGTAGCAAATTTCCCTTTACGCCGATTCGTGTTAAGTGGGATGAGCCGCCAGACCGAGACGAAGACTTTAAACAAAGTGTCGTCGCAACTCTTGGGGATCTTAAGTGGCGCCAAGAATATGAATGTGAATTTTTATCCTCCGATGCATTACTAATTGATTCGCAACTATCCACTATGATGGAGTTGAATAGGCATCCGTTTTTACGTAAACAAAATGATTTTGATTTTTATGCTGATATACTTCCGAAAAGTACCTACCTTATAGGGGTCGATCCTTCGACTGGAACGGGGCTTGACTTTAGTGTCATACAAGTTTATCAATTTCCATCAATGAATCAAGTGGCAGAGATGCGTTCTGATTCAATGTCCTCACCTGAAGTGTATTCAAAGATGAAATGGATGATAATTCATCTTGAAAAAATGGGATGCAGTGTTTACTTCTCAGTGGAAAATAATGGTGTTGGTGAAGGTATTATTGCGTTGTATCAAAATGATGAACACCCCCCAGTTGCTGAAATGATTTCAGAGGAGGGAAAAAACCGGCTTGGGTTAACCACTACAAACAAAAGGAAAATGAGAGCTTGTTTGGACTTTCGGTTGTTGGTTGAAAGAGGCGGAATACAGATTAACTCTCCAGTAATGGTCGCTGAAATTAAATCGTTTGCGAGAAAACGAAAAAGCTACGAAGCACAGGCTGGAAGTACTGATGATAGTATCATGGCCACAATGATTTGCATTCGCTTGTTGTCTGAGCTTGCGTCATATGAACAGGATGCATTTGAAAAATTATACTCAATTGATGAGAATGAGTATACTTCTGAAGAAGTGTATGATGAAAATGAGGAACCAATACCATTTTTATTTGGGGAAGGTGATGAGACTCCCAGTGGCTACACTCCATTGTAATGGTTGACCACCAATCACCTCTATAGTATAGTAGTTGTACACACCCCTGCGAGACTTTAAAACATGCGTTCCAAATTTATTACATGGTACTTCAACAAGTTTCGATCTTCGTCTCTGTGCTGTGATATGGAAAGAATAGTTGAAGGGTCACCTTGGCACCGTGAAAAGAATGTGTTAGTACACACAGACATGGTGGTGTCCCAGGCTGTTGGAAATGCAGGTCAAAGCGAACTCTGGGGAAAGAACCAACTAATCACCGCCCTGGTTGCAGCCTTTCATGATGTTGGAAAACCACAAGCCGAAGAGGTCCTAACATCCCCTGAACGTGGAACATATCGTCGTTATACGGGACATGAAAAGATTAGTGCTCGATTGTGGGAAGATTATGTTGTAACCCATTGGAACACATTTGCAACACTAGGTCTTGAAACGGATGATATTTATAAGGTTGGGTGGTTGATTGAACACCACCTTCCATATGGTATTAAGAAGTGTCGTAAACTGCAAAACCTCCACACAACTGTACAATCTATGTTTGGCGAAGCTGAAATTCTAGGGGATGTCCTTGCTGCAGATTGTTGGGGTCGGATTTCAGATGACCACGAACACAAGAAAGAAACAACAAACGAATGGATTCGTGACTTCCTGGAAACACATGATGAATACGATCAAACAACACGTCTAGCCATGGACAATGCGGATGACAGTAAGCCAACACTAACAATGTTAATTGGCCCCAGTGGATGTGGAAAGTCAACGTGGTTGACCGAAAACCCCTGTGACCAAGTGTACAGTTGGGATACGATTCGTATGGATGTTTATGGGGGGAACTACACACAAGCCACCCAAGCGATGTTCGCAGATAAGACATTCCGGGCAAAGTTTCAACCATATTTCACTAAATACCTTCCATCAAAGAAGGATATTGTAGTTGACAACACAAACCTATCACCAAAGGTACGTGCATTCTGTATTGAACGTGCCCGTCAACATGGTTATAGAGTTAGAGCTGTGTTGTTTCCAATCCCACTGGAGGTATTGATTAAGCGTGCCAATACTCGTGAGGATAAAACAATTCCTGTACAGGCGATCCACACACAATATAATGCCCTCTCTCTACCATCTTACGGAGAGATGGATGAGGTGATTGTAATCCCATACAATCACGAAGAAAGTTGGTAGAAGATAAATAAGTGTATGAACGGAATACACATTACAGTCCCCTTTGACTTATTCATTTTACTAGACGAAAAATCCTCACTGGTGGATTTGGAGAGGGGAGCCATTGACAACCTCCCAACTAAAAAACGTCAGTATGCCACAGACCCTATCCAATTAACGGGATTAAAAATCACACCATTCATAGGGACAAAAGCACTGCTGTTTAGGGGTGATGCTGTAAGTGACGGTAAGAACTATACCCCAATAATTATGTTCAATAATGTGCAATTCGAGGAGGAAGACACTCCAACCAACCTCACGTTTATGGCATCAGATAATGAAGAGTATAACATTCAAGTAATCCCTGCTAAGGAGAACTTCTGTCAGGTTAGGTGCAATTGTATGGATTTTTACTATAGATTTGCATTATGGAATTTTAATGATGGAAGTTTGTATGGTAGGAAACCAAAGCCTTACCAAAAGACTACTGATCGGCCCCCAGTAAACCCCAAAAAATCCCCAGGGTTGTGTAAACATCTAATGAAGATGGGCCAGTTGTTATATCAAACCAAAATGATTAAGCTTTAGTGCTCTATCACTTTTCCTTTTTTAAGTTTAGATTGTGGTATCTTTTCGTCCACAGAGTGATTAATACCATCTAAAATATTACGGACTTCTTCGTCTTTTTTTGAATCTATTGCCCTAGAGCTCTCCGTTACTTTTTGTCGTTTGGGACTCCAAGTTTTCTGCAACACCCGTTTAACAGTGGGTTTTGAATCTTTAACAGATTCCAAAATACTTAGTACTAAGTTATCTTTTTCGCTGACAGCTAATTCCTTTAAAAGAGAAGATCTTTGAATCTTCTTGATTTTTTCAACAGATGTTTTCGAGATTTTTTCGCTAGCGATTCTATCCACAACCTCACTGGTCACACCAGCTTTATTTGCAGCTGTAACCTCCTCAGCAATCTGACGTATGGATTTTTCACTGTGACGTGTGATAACCTTCTCGGGAACATGAATGCGTTGTGCAGGTGGGGTAACACTGGTCCGAATTTCTGGTCGTGTTCCCGACACAAAGGGATCTTGTGTGAAATTCGCTGTACCAGTTACTGGCGTAAAATGATATCCATCTGCAACAACCTCAATTGAATATTGATATGCACTTCGTTCGACATGTGGCAATGGTGGAATAGTAACAGTAAATTTGTTTTCTGGGCCATCACGCTTGCAATCAAAACCATAATGAATTCCATTGCAATGGAGCACCAGCTGAACCCTCAGACCCTCAAGATTATCCATCCCTTGTATATCGAGCGTAAAATCAAATATGTTATCTTTAACTGCTGTTAGGGTAATTACATCCATTATTCATATCCTATCGTCTGTCATTTATTTATGCTGTTAGCGTTTTCTGAACCGGAGAATGCGGACTGCGGCTCTCGTGGTCACCCTCTTCAAATCGGCAACTTTAACCGAAATTCCACCAGAAACACGTTTTACGAAGTTCATTACTTTCACAAGAACTACTAATTTATTCTCACGAATCATAAATTCTTTTTCTGTCGTACGGTCACCAAAGGTCAACTTAACAGTAACTATGCGCTTTTTAACAGGAACCTTATGCTGAACGTAAAAGTCCTTTGCAGGTTGGAGATTAACACGATCAACCGGCTTGTAGAAATTCTTTGCTTCTCCGGGTGCCATTGGGACAGACCCCCCAGAATAATACCCAGCCGGAGGAATCACAATCGCTGCACTACACGGACCAAGAGTAAACGTTGTCGCAGTCATTATCATAGCGCAAGCTGGAAGATCAACTCCCAACCCGTTGGTTATTAGCCCATTAATTGGATCACCGGCAGCCATTTAAATCATTCTTTTCCGTCTCTCGGGTTGATAGTAATTGTTGTCTATCGTAAATTAATTGGTTGTATATTTTTTGATAATCCATACTAAAATCAACTAAAATCAACTAAATAGGTGACCTTTCACAAACTTCGACAACACTTGGAGACCCGGTAGAATCCTTCAAATCAAATACCTTAAGAGCAGTCGTTCCGTCATTCTCATATATTGTTAAAGTTTTTGCAATTTTATCAATACGGGTACGATTTTCACTATATTTCAAAAGCGTTTGTAGCAGTGCAACAGCGGAAACAACATCAATTCGAATTTGTTGAATATCTGCACGATTTAGGTTCATAAATTGACCCATCGTGCCAAGATCTAAGTAATCAACAGCATTTGCTGTCCATACCTCCTTCTGAATTTCCTCCTGAAATGAATCGTTTGCTGCAGGTTGGTAGCGTTCTGATAATGATAATGAGCCACCCCCATCAGCAGTCATAACATATGATTTTTTATAATCGTATGTTGCAAAATCATAGCGATACCATCCACCGACAACTTCGACCATTGGATCGCCGTTGACAACTGTAATATATGAACCCGGTATCGTATCGTGAAGTTCACGAATCGTAATTAACGGGTTCAAACCTGTTTCAGGAGCCCCACTGTTAGTGAAGAACGATGTGATGATTTTGTGTGCCATGTTAACTCCCTAATTGCTTTCCTTTATTTATCACCATACATAAATAAGTGGTAAATACTACGACCGGGGGTCAGTGATATGGATGGATTAGATCTAATCAAAAAACTGCATACACAAAGTCTGCATCCAGACACAACTATTTCTGGTGTTTCCTACCAAGAATATGATGTCACTGTCTTCAAGAAAAATATTACTGTATTAATTCCACTCCGTGAGTGTGAGCACTTCGAACAAAGAATATCTCAAACCCTAGTTTTGACCTCACATAAATTGAAACAAACCCTTAAAGAATTTCGCGGGTTTATCCAAACTAAATAATATAAGAGATAAAGGTAACACATGTCAGTAATTTTAACAAAACGGTCGGGTGGTGGGGGTGGTGTAGAGGAATTAACTCAGATTCACCAAACAATCCCCTCTTCAGTAACCCTCACAATAGATTCGTTATCAATTGCAATGTACAGATCTGCTAAGTGGATTGTAACTATTACTGATGAGGTGTTGGACAAATCAATGGCGTATGAAATATTGGGACTTCATCGCCGGTTAACAGACGCCAACTACAATGTATATGCAATGATTGGTGATACTGTTAACCACACACCAGACGTTCAAATAGTGGCATTGGATCTGGTGCTGCTGATAACAAATAACGAACCACATGATATAATTGTGGATGTCGTGAGAATACCAACGTTAGCATAAATAATACAAACGCTAATTAGTTTAAGGAGAAACAAAAAATGGCTATGGATCTATTACGTGCAGGGCTTGGAATTGAACTCCAATCTGCAGACTTTTTGACTATTGCTGACATTCTTCATGGTTCCGGTACACCTGGTGGTGACGCTGCTGAGCAAGACGCTGCTCCGATCGGTTCCATTTACATGGATGTTGTTGCAGACGCAGTAAATTTACAACTATGGTGGAAGTACAGAACAACTCAAAATGATGCTACAGATTGGCGTCAGGCTACCTCGAAGGATTATGTTGACTCGCTTGTTAACGGGCTATCTTGGAGAGAACCAGCAGTTGTGTTGGATCCGACAACATATGCAAACATCACCGCGGCCGAAACTGCCGCCAATGTTGGTAACTTAGTTGATGGTATTACTATTCAACCAGGTGATAGAATATTATTCACAGACTTAACAACAGGCAATGATAATATCTATATCGTCAGTGGCTCTGCTGGCGCGTGGACCTTTACAGAAGACCTTACAAACCTTGCTACTGATGGGGATGCATTGCTCGTTGAACAAGGCACGTTTGCTGAAGAGCAGTGGACATTTGATGGTACTACTTGGGTCAAAATGGCCTCCGTTGCAGGCAATCTTGAACTTGGTTATATTCGGGATTTCATTGGGAAGACTGGCCCAGGGATTGAATCACCAACATATACGTCCACTGATATCATTACACCAAGTTCCAGTTTAGAATCAGCTGTCGGTCAACTGGATGCTATTATTGGCACAATGACGTTCACAGAACAGAACGTTGTTGTTAATGGTGTTGATGTTACTGGCAACCTAGATGCTCTTGATATTCAGTTAGGGACTGGTGACCATACCGGTGCAAATATCGTCTTAACAGCCAATGATGTTACGGAAAATTTAACAGCATTAGACACAGCAATCGGTGACCGACTGTATGTCAACAACACCTACCTTACTGATGGCGAATCTATTACAGCTTCATTGGATGCGTTGGCAACTGAACTTGGTAATGAAGTAACTAGCCTCAATTGGCTTGCAACAGCCAACACTGTAAATGCTAATTTGGATGCCCTAGATACTGAAATTGGTACGATGGTATTCACTAATGGATTCCACGTAACAAACGGCTCTACTGTTACGGCCGCTGTGGATGCTTTAGATATCCAGATTGGTAGTGCATTGTACACTAACGATTTTGTAGTAACCGACGGTGAAACTACAACTGCTTCTATTGATGCGTTGGATACACAAGCTCAGATAATTAATAACCAATCATTGGTTGTTCAAACAGCTAATGTGACGACTCAACAAGTAGTTGATAGTCATCTTCTTGTTGACGTTGATGTCGCCAAGTGGATCGTTTCTGTAGAAAACACTGGGGATTCCACTAATCGTGTTAGTGCAGAAGTTCATGCACTGCATAATGGAACAGTTGCTGATTATAACAGATTTAGTGTCCTACAGCACGGGGCAAATATTTCAGGCTTGGTAGTTGATGTTGATGTTAGTGGCGGATTGATGAGATTGCTTGTTACTTCAACAACCCCCGTTGACGTTAGTGTTAAAAGACTGGCAGCACACACCATCAACTAAGATTAGGTGAGAACCATATATGGCTAACATTAATAAAGCCACTAGGATTGACGGAGGACTTAGCCTGGAAGATGATCTTGGCATCTTCCATGGTGCCAATGACCCATCATCAGGACTAGGCGAAGTCGCTCCGATTGGTTCTCTCTTTTTGAGAACCAATGGGCAGTTCTGGCAGAAAATAGGGATTGGTGATACTGCCTGGACACAACTCAGCAATGCAGCCTCTGCCTCATTGCATTTTCAGGGACATAACAACGGAGTAACCCAAACATTCTCAACCCCAACCACTATTAATTTCAGTACCACTGTCAGGAGTGATGCTGCCTTTTCGGAAGCAGTAGTGGGAGGTGGGACCGAAGTTACCATCAACACAACTGGATGGTATGAAATTGCCTACTCTGTATCAAGTGATAATACGTCGGGTAGTCGCACAGTGACCACAACTCACTTAGATCTTAATACTGGTGGTGGGTTTAATACGGTACCCGGAACAATATCTTTTGGATATCACCGCAACGCTTCACGTGGGGAAAGTACATCAACAGCTGTATTCATATTAAATATATCTGCAGGTGATATAATTCGAATCAGTAGTGTGTCAACAGGGTCATCGGTTGTGACAGCAGTGGGTGGTTGCCGCCTTAATATTAAATCAATAAGCGGACCATAGTTATGTCAATATTATACCAAAGACTCTATTTTTCAGATTGCCCTGCTGAACTGATAACGGCTATCAACGACAACCCAGCTATCGGTCCTGGTTTGGATCAAATTATTGTCGATGTTGCAGGCACCCCACCATATACATCTGACTTTTGGTTTGCGTCACCTTTAACTGTTGCTGA